GAACGATTTGCCGAGACCAAAGGACGATGCCTCTTTATATGTCTTGACCAGATCATCTCTATTAAAGACGGTAATTGGCAACATAGAAATCTTGAAGCGTACCGTGCCAGAGAAGTTCGTCTTCAAGCAGCGGTTAATAACACGCTCGAATTGGCGTAATATACCGCCGACATATGTCTCATCATTGACGATGGAAAGCTTGGTAACGCCGGATGTATCGTTGGCAATCCCATGAAGCAAGCCAGATGTACCGGCAGTAGACCAAAAGTTTGCGACAGACTTAGATATTTCATCAACATCAGCCACGCCGGTCTTCTGCTCAAAGCTGAATTGGTCAAGCTTGAACGGAGTGATTGCGAGTCCCACGTTTTCTCCCATTGCGTTGCATAACTGGTTATAATACTTAAGGTACAAATCCCAGCCCATCAACGGGTTGCCCGCATTATCCACCGGCACCATTCCGGTGATCATTTTATAGTTTTTCAGTTCGTTTGCGGTTTCTTGCAACCTCTCGGTGTTAGCAATCGTATAAAGCGACGGCATAACTGCCGCGAACGGCGGCATAGAGAAATCAACAATCGTATCATCAGCCTTTACACAGAACGAAACCTCAGGCGGCACTTCCTGATACTTCTCACCTGTGGCGAGATAGTTCGCATACATATCCGTAAACGCCGCTGGATAGAACTCAAGCTTGTCTTTCAGCTTAGTCATATCGACAGAGTAAAGGAAAGTGCCGTTGGTGATTGATGTAAGCTTGCAATAGTCGGGATCTATCTTCTGAACAAACGCCGAAGACTTGTCCGACCATTTGACGCCATAAAAGACGCCGTCGCGCAGACACACCGCCATTACTGTTCTCAGTAAGGACGGAACATCGAGTTGTTCAAGAAACTTGGACACCTTGTAATACTGCTTGACAAAAGCTTCCTTCTTGATATTCTTTGCTTCAAAGCCAAGGGGAGATATTACAAAAGCACCCGTATACAATCCCGCATAATAGTTGATAAGCCTTTGATAATGCATCGACGCCAGATACATATATGTCGATGCGTTGCGCAAACTTTTTTCGTTGGAAACCGGAGATTGAAGCCATTTAATGATGTTTTCTTTGGTGTAAATCGAATATGAATATGATTTTTGGGCAGAAGTTTTCTTTGGATTATACACAATCTGCTTGATCAGTTCACGCGCAAACATCGCCGGCATTTCCACCATTTCCATTTCGTCGCGCTTCTTTTCATTCAGCATCTCCGCAGGCTCCCTCGCCCGATTGGTACGATTTTTCTTTTTCGCGTCCAAATGACTCTACCTCCTTCTTTAGTATTTTTTCATGATTTGAGGTGCCCTGAATTTGAACACCAAATCTTGCATAGTCTTTTTTGTTTTTTCCGCCATCATGTCGCGCTCAAGCGCTCTGGCGACGAATATGTTGTAGCTCAAGCTACTGTATCTATCTTTTCTCATTCCGCTTTTTTCCTTAACGCGAATGACGTTATTTTTGCTCTCATATTCAAGGTTGATCAACTCATTGATTAAGAGCGACGTATGAATGTACGGCAGTTTTAACGCCAGCGCGTCAGCCGTACTCAGACTTTCGTATCCTTTGATTTCTGCGAGTACCTCATCGGCATCGTATTCAGAAATCAATAACCGCACAATTCCTTGTTTTAATGCTTCGCGCAAACCGAGTGCGCACTGTGAGTTGAATTCCGGGTTACCGTTGATTGCCCAAATAACTTTAGGCGCGTCTTGAACTGCACACCGCTTCGCAAGTTCTTCATTGTTCAAGCACGATAGCGCACCGTAAGTAATCCCGGTATCACTGTCATAAATGTCAGAAGCAAGTGCGTCATAAATACCAAGCCCGAGCCCCTTCGTGTCCAACGCCAGATAATCAGCATCGTAATCCGCGAAAAGTTTACGTATAATTAAAGCTTGCGCATCTGTACGCAAGCCCTCGTTATTCTCAGTATAAACAATGTTATTGATATAACGATTGTTGGACGCAGGCAACATCTGGTTCAAGAAGATTGACGTAGCGTCGTTCTTGTTTTTTGTAGACGGCATTAACGCAATGTCTGCGGAAAGAATACGAATTTCGCCCGGCACTTTTGCCGGTATGAGAATCCTTTTATCCGCCACTTTATAGTTGCCCGATTTTGGATAAAAGGGGAATTTGATAAGTCGGTTTTTGCTGATTTCATCGAAGTTATATAGCCCGCCGTTGCCTTGACCGAAGAACAACGCTTCCATCTCCATACGGAATGTAATGTCAGAGAATGTGCTTTCGGACATTTCATCTTCAATACGCTCACGATCCAACTGACCTTCCATAATAGGAAGCTGATATGGCAACGCGCAGCAAAAATAGCTGCGACCGTAAATCATATTGACTACATAAGAACGCACCTGTTCATAGAACCAATGCGATTCATACCAGCAAGAGCTGGCATATAGTTCTTTTGTCCTTTCTTTTGGATAGCTCGCATACTGCGGATTCTGTAGGTATTTCGGATCACGCGGAGAAGTCAAGAATTTCTTTAAGACAGTATCGATTGTCGTCTTATCTACCATTCGTGCTTCATCTATAATAAGCACCGTAGCTCTATTGTGTCGTGCGGAGTCTGCGGCGGTTACAACCTTGATGTATGATCCGTTTCGGAATGAAATATAGGCGTTTGCTTGATTGATAACTACGTCGTCAATTTCAAGCCGAAGATTTGCCGATCTCGGCATTAGGATATCTCTTATTTTTTCAAGAACCTCGCAAGCCTGCCCGCGAGTCTTGGATGCAATGCAGATCTTCGACTCAGGGTACAGGATGCAGTAAATGGCACAGAATACGCCCAGCATAAATGATTTACCGCCGCCGCGACTGGCAAGGTATATGCAGTTCGTAAACTTAAACATCATACATAGGATAATCTGCTGAAACCGCTTTAAGCATAATCCTAAGTAATCCCGCGCAAACCTATGAGGGTTTTCACGGTAAAACGAAGCCCACGCATTGACGCCTTCCATAATGCGATTTGTTTTGTCTTGCTTGACTTCTTGCTCGGTCTGTGCAGAGTGTGTAATCAACTCTTATCACCCTTATCACTGTATTTGTCGAGGATGTTGACCTCTGCCGCCTCGCCGTCCGTCTCATAAACGGGTGGAGTAACCGTGTATTTTGCCATCTCAGCACGATATTCAGCTTCCTTATCGTTTTGAACGTGGACAAGATTACACAAGTGTCCCAAGAAAAATGTGTCAATCATCTTCTTGATACCATCCACATCTTCCCACTCCGGCTCCGGTTTGGAAATCGGACGTTCATTTTCCCATTTTCTTATCAGAGTACCGAAAGTATTTTGGTCAGCAAGCGCATTGTCGTTTGACTGGCTCGGCTTAAGGTTCGCGGTTCCGAGCAAGTCTTGGAAGGTCTTCATAGCGTCCGATATTTCTTTTGTACTGCCGCCGCGCTGGGCTTTTTGTATGGTTAACTGTGCAATACACAAGCTCTTAAACAACTCTTCTTGAGCCTTGGTTTTGCACTCATAGCGCGTAGTCCAGTCTGTATATTGGTTTTCAAGATATTCATATTCTTCGTCCGTATAACCGAATCCGAAGAACATGACCGTTTCCTTTGAAGCGTGTGCCACCTTGACGCCGTCTTCATCGGTCTCTTCGAGGTGGTCAAGCGTCATAATTTTATTGGAATAGCGCTCTTTAAGGGTGTCAATATAAGTTGTACCCTTTGCCTTAATTTGATTCATATTGACTTTCGATAAGTAGTTACAAATGCGAGAACCGCCCGTAGACTTACCAAAGGTCATTGCGTATGCATCCGTGTTGTAGTAGCAATCCAGCATCCAACAGCAGTGTTCCACTGCGTGTTCCTCGTTGCCGGAATAGAAATCTACTAATTGCGAATAGTATTTATCGAGACACGACCTGCATATTGTCGCGTAATGATTGTTGCCAGCAAAAAGGATAGAATTGGATACTGGGAAATTGCCCATTTGCTTCTTATATACCTTGCCGCAGCAACTACACTTGTAGCTGCCGTCGGTTTCTTGGGGTACAATTTTCTTTGGTTTTGCGTCCGGATCAATGATGCGCTGCTTGCCGGACAAAATCTTGGCGCCTTCTGCGGCATTACCGCCGACCGGTCTACCCGTTACAGAACCTTTCTTTCCCATATATTCCTCCTATCACAAAGCTCCGTATCAAACTACGGAATCGCCCTCTACGTATAATTCGTCGAGGTCATCGGTGTCGTCTCTGACGACGTATATTTCTGTGGTGGTCACCGACTCGTGACCGAGAAGCTTTTGAACTACCTTAATGTCAACTCCGTCTTCTATCGCAAGTTGGCTCGCACGCGAACTTCTAAGCTGGTGCGGATATGCCCTGCGTCCGATAATTTCAGAAAAAGTGTTGGTTGCCCAACTATTGAAGAGCGTTTCACTGACTTGCTTAACTGCGCCAGCATAATGCGTTACAAACATATACTCGCAGTCGTCTTCTCCGCGTACCTCAATCCATTTTTTAAGTGCCTGCATAGTCGGTTCGCTGAAAGTAAACTTCCTTACCTTACCTACGCTGCCTGCGCCTTTACAACGAATGGGGTGCGTCTGATAGTACAAAACTTCCTTCTCAACTTCATTGCCGTTTTCATCAACGGCTTTCTTCCTTTTTATAATGGGTACCGCATTAACAACCTCTTTGCGGAGTTGTCTGCTCTCAGCTCTGCGGCATCCTGTGTCCAGCGTGAACATCAAATACGCGACCTTCTGCCACTCCTGCCGTTCCGATAGGACATCGACCAAGTGCTGGAACTCTTCCTTGGTCAACGGCTGCTTTTCGTTTACAAAAGCCTTTGGCGGTCTCTTGATGCTCTTATTGATAAAGTTTCTGAACATCGGGTAGTCATCGTGGTAGTAGATTTCAATGTATCCGTTCAAGGAGCTGATAGCAGCCCTCTTATTGTTGACGTCAGCAGATGAACACCCACGATTCATCATCCAATTCTGAAACTTCTTATATTCAAGCGGCTTGATCTGCAACTGCTCTTTATTACCGAGGTTGTCCTTCACCCAAATAAACCATATCTTGAGGTTTGACTCATAGGCTTTACGGGTTTTGGGGGACAACTCCGTAGAATTTTCCAAGAAATCGTTTAGGATCATCTTATTGAAATCGCACACATCTTCCCATTGTTCAGGCGTGATTTGTTCTAATTTCTTCATAAAACTACCTCCGAGGGAGAGATGTCAATAACCTCTCCCTCACACCGTATTTCACAAGCTCTGTTGTCTCTATTCATCAGTTGCTGTTTCGCTTGTTTGAAATTTAATTACATCTCGTGCAGGGATTGTTGTCATTTCACCCGTCTTCGGGTGGCGAACAGCCTTTTCCTTATTGTGTTTGTGCTTAAAAGAGCCAAATCCGTAGATCATCACGTCTTGCTTTTCTTCACACAGAACTTCTTTGAGGGACTTGAAAACAGTTTTACAAATCGTGTAAGCATACTCGTATGTAACACCATAAGTCTCTGCATATTTGCGGCTGAATTCCTTTAATGTAAGCATTCCTTTTTCTCCTTATTTTCGTTAAAAATTTATACAGTCTCTTTCAATGCGGCTGCGATGCAGCTCATCATCCATTTCAGACCACGGTTTCCATTGGTATTCACTCGTAACATCGCCTGTAATGTCAAAAACACGATCTCCAACCCGAGTGCCGAAGTGGTTTGCAATATCGTCGTACATTATTTCGGGCTTCTTGCTTTCAAACCGAAAGAATAGTATAATAGCAAACCAGTAACAGCAGCCACGAGTGAATACGTCGTCAACTTCGTTATAGCTGTGAAAGCGCTTTAAGAAATGTGATACCTCATCCATCAGACCGAGAACTTGAAAGTCATCTGATCGACAACTCCCTTATTCCTTTCAATGACGATGAAGGATGCACCTGCGTTTGACGTCCTGAGCAAGGAAACGGAATAATCGTCAATTCCTATGATGCTCGGAACGCTGATGATATCTTTATTCACGCCAACGGTTTCACTCTTGTAATGGTGCATATGACCGCCGACAAGAATATCAAGGTTGGTATTGTAAAGGTTGCAGAAAGCCTGTAACGCATTACTGAGGTTCTTAACCTCGCCGTGAATGCCGAGAAGGTTGTAGCCAAGGATATTATCGTATATAAGACCGCTTGGGTTTTCCTTCATCGTAAAGTTTGGATTATCGCCCAGCTTCGTCTTAATGAACTCACGGACGATTTGGCTCATATTATCGTTAATAAACGTTCCTTTTGGCTGGCTGATCATTCTCAATTCGCTATGATTGCCTTCAACCATTTGAAAGTCCACCGCCACATACTGTGTCAAACGTGCCAGCCAGCGGCAGATATATTCTGCATACTTGATCGTTTGTTCGACGACTCCGTATCTCAGTTTCATCAATTGAGATACACGCAAGATACCGTCGATTTCATCTCCCAGAGAAAAGACGCGAATTTTGGAGAACCCTTCTTTTTGTGCTTTGACAACCGTCTGTGCAAGAAGTTCTTCCATTCTTTGTTCAAAGATTTCGGGGCTGTACTCGTTGATTATTTCGCCGTGCAGTCCTTTGATGCAGTATTCTGTTCCGAAGTGCGTATCGCCGAAGAAGAGAACGCCTTCGGTATCACCTTGCGCATAATCGATAACAGGCGGTAAAGGCAACGGCTGTAACGCTTTGACGGCTTCGCAAACTTTTTCGCATATCAATTCGTCGCGCGACTGCTCTCTCAACCAGCGGTTGTACTCAAGCTTTTCGTCTCTGAACTTTTGACGTTCCTTTTTTATTTCTTCTTTTTCGTGCTGAAGCGCAATCAGGTACGCTTTGCCTTTATCTGTTGCGGCACCGCTTTCTTGAAAATAAGCAGTTACAAATGCGCCGCCGAAGATCGTCTGGGATGCTTTGCGTAGGGTGTCATAATGCACGCTGAGCCCATACTTGTCAACGATTTCCGCCCATTCCAAGTCATTGTCGCCATTGACTTTGGCGCGGATGTCGCTTAAGCAGGCTTCGTACTGTTCGCGTGTCAACCCATATTTTTGAAGTTCCTGATCTATATCGACCAAATGATTACCTCCTGTTGTTCATATTGCTATTTGCTGCGATGGGACTATATCTGGTGGGAGAGGTAGGACTCGAACCTACGTAACCCGAAGGTGCCAGATTTACAGTCTGGTGCAATTGCCTCTATGCGACTCTCCCGTATGCAATCCCCAGAGCAGCCCGTCGCTCAACTGTCAATTGGTGGCGGGGGACGGACTTGAACCGTCAACCTTCTGGGCATGAACCAGCCAAGCTACCAATTGCTCCACCCCGCTATACTCTCTCTTCTCCCAATTACAGTTTTTAGAGCCATTTGCGAAGGTGTCTAAATATGTCCTATTATAGGCAAAAATTAAACACCTTCGCGCTTGGATTCCATTTTTTTGTGTAAGAAATCGAAGAAAAAATGTATTTTTTTATGCATCTGCTCGGATCATTCGGCGAGAAAACTTAAATAAATAATAACTTTCATCGCCCTCTTTATCCTCTTCAATCTTCGCAATCGGCTCTTTGCTCGACGCTATCATCTGCATAAACGTTTCGTTTGGTTTACCAAACAGTACCTCAAACATCAGATTGCGTATTGAACTGTTTTCTTTCTTTTCAACTTCCTTCAATACTATATACATAAGGTACTCGTGAGACGACATACTGTCGATGACGTCGATACACTCACGCTTCAGCAGGGCAACAGCCTCTTGCGTCGCATCCTTACCGGCTCTGTCTTTCTTCTCGTAGTCGATATATGCCTGCGTAATCTTGCTCTTGCACTCTTTAATCGTTTCAATAATCTCGTCGCGGAGCTTGCTGTAATATCCACTGCGCGTGCTGGTGTGCGGTTGACGGATCACATCCATAAAAGGAATAGGCACGATCTTTGCCGCGCGAGCTTGACGGAAATTAACTGATGCAATGATCCGCTGCAAATAGTCCATTGATGTATTGAAGAACTTATAATGGATGGTGTCGCTCAACTCATATCCGTTCTCCAAGGTGATCATCTTGAAAAACATCGGCTTGACTGTTCTGCCATCGTCATCGATATGGTATTTCCGTTTAAGCGTCTCGATTTCCTTGCCGCTATCGATGCTGAATTCCTTTTTAGCTTTATCAATTTCAATGCCGCTCAAAACATCCAGCTTGCAAATGTCGATATAAAGTTCTTCGAGGTCGGTCAGCGATCTGCCGCCATTCAAACGATCCCAGTAAAGGCTGTTAAGCTGCTGAGACAGGTTGACGATTTCGCCGATCTTATTGACGCTGGTCTTAACGTCGAGGTCTGCTTTGTCAGCCGCCGTGTAATAGCGCTTTGTCTTTTGCGAATGTACGAGGTTTGTCGGCACTCCATACAGAACGTAGTTCTTGAGGGCAGCACGTATCAGCCGTTCATCATCCGTTATCAGCATAGTGTCGCTATCCATATCGGCACCGGACAGGCGATTCAGAATATTGTCGCCTATAGAAGTAATGTAAACGATCTCGTTCGTGAGATTAAAATATGTATCAATGAGCTTACACTCCTCGTTTTTAGCCAGTAGGACATTGCCCATTGTAACGTGCGGCGACCGTGTACCGAGAATCGTTTTGCCAAACTCAAATCGCGTGGTGTGTATGGAACCCGCCGGTATCACGCCTTCGCCGGTAAACGCCCCGATAGCCTGCTGAAGCAATTCAACCCCGTTGCCAAGCAGAGTGGAATAGTTGCCGTTGAGCAGTACGTGACCGCGCTTCAAATTGCGGAAGAACCCGCGCACGATTGCATCTCGGAAGTCTTTATAAATCTTCGTGCGTGCAAACTTGTCGTTGATGCCAAGCATCTTGAAGATGATATCGTTTTTGCACTTATAAGGATTGACGTCGTCTTCGTCATCTTCTTCGGCTTTGAATGCATAACCGATGTGGTATCTCAACACCGCCGGATCAGAGCGAACAGCTCCTATATAATCTAAAGAAGGTTTTAAGACCTCCTGCATATCCTCGTAAGAAAGCTGCAAGGTGTTCAGGAGCTGGTAATGACACTGAACCAACCTGCCGTCGAAGAAGTGTGTTTCCTTTTCATATTTCACAATACCAAACGTGCTGCCAATGTTCTCAAGCCACTGTTCGATTTTGCCGAACTTCAAATACTTGACGCTGCTCGGCGTCGTGATCAGCTTGATCTGCGCCACGTCGGTCGCCAGTGTAAAGCCGTTGAGCTGGGCGACGTCAGTAATATTATTATCGGCGAACCACTGCTGAATGTTTGTGTTGAACGCACAAGTCTTAAAGAACCTGTTGCGCAGGAGGAGCATTCCTTTGTCGCGGTACTTGCCGAACATACTACTGTCAAGCAACGATTCACCGTCCCAGATGCAGTTGGAAATCTCGGTGTTTTTCTTTGAAGCAACGAGCTTCCCGTCCTCGGACTCAACCGCCACCATCGTATCATTGAATACGCTGTTATAATCATCAACCAGCAAAATGCTCTCCGGAGCAATTTCCATCGTATCGATAATACTACTCATCGGCAGAGAGATATAAGCTTCCCACGCCGCGAGGTCAAGCGGATCGCCATCTTTTATTTTCAGCCCGCAGCGATCCCACTTTGCCATTCGTGCCGCAACAACTTCGTTGACAAAGAGGCACTTGCCGACACGGCTGCTCCCGCTGCTGCGCTTATAACGCACATATTTAATGCCGTCACAAACAAAACCGTTCTCGTACAGATACTTGCGAAGTTCCGCTTTGCTCATAACAACAGGAATACTTCCGATTTGCGTGTAGTACCCGTTACTGAATACGAAGTTCTCACCGAGAATCTCCTGCGGCAAAGGATTACATATCTCAACATTCGTCTGTATAGCGATCAGTTGCCCGTCTTTCACGTACACTCCGTCGTTGATCGGGCAGTCTCTGAAGGCGTATCCGTTGCGGATATATGTGTTCTTTCCACTCTTATTAAACTCCTTAAAGGAATAAGAGAACTTGACGTTGATAACGATCTGTGTATACTGCTTGCCGCCGGCGGTGAATGCCATGCTTTTGCGGCGCGTTTCTTTTTCATAAGCCTCTTGGAGCTGCATCGTGTCGAGGCTCCAATCCAGCGTGTTTTCAAATTTCCGTAAAGACAGTTTACCGTCTTTGCTGCGTATATCGTAACCGACGACCGAGGGTTCCTTCAAGGTCATCGCCGCATAAATATCTTTCGCTTCGAGCGAAATAATCTTCATCGATTTGTTAATAGCCTTTTCCTCCTGTTGGTTTCTGTTTATGTTCAGCTATCCTGTTCATCTACTATCTGCTGGTAGATTTTGGCGCGTTGTTCTAAATCTGCTTTATATTCCTCGACGATCGTTTCGTCGTTATCTTCAAGCGGCTCATAATACTCGCACACTTCCGCGTGGTCGCACTGTGAATACCAATAGCAGTTCTTACAATCTTTTTCCAATATGGCGTCCTCCTTTCTGATCTACGGTTTTCTTTAATTGGTAACCGGCTTCATTGATCCTCGGAACTCGCCGCGCATCGAATTTCAGCGGCGTCAAATCCTTACCTTCTTCGAGGTTCTTTAACCATTCTTCAAGAAGCCAGCGCATTCGCCTACTCGGTATGTATATCCATACTTCGTCGCCGTTTCGTACAGCGGAACGAAATAGCCATTGGATAAGAACCGAGAGCGCGTACATATCCTGATTGATTTCCTTAGCGCCGATCCGAGCGAGATAGTTCTTCATCCACGGCATCAAGAAAACATTCAGACAGTAAGCCAAATAGTGCCTGTCGGCAAAATCATTCGTAGCCCTTTTATTAAAGGTAATAAAGGAGTTCGTATAACCTTTCCCTTTAAGATATCCTTTGTATTTATTTAATGTAGTCCATAATTTATCTTCGTTTTCGCATTTATAGTGTCTAAATATGTTGTATATATTGTTTTTAAGAATCATCAGTTTCGGTTGACCGGCTTCTTTGGTAGCACGTTCAAACCACCCCGATGATAACGAAAAGCTGGGATTACCTATTTCGTTGTATCTTTCGTTTTCGACGATGTGAACTCTGCTGCGGAGATCCTTTCTTCGATTCATCTCACCGACGGGACAAAACTGAAATATCCCGTTCTCGCGCTTCGTACCGATCAGCTCGTAAGTAATCCCGCATACGTCGAAGTAGTATTTGAGAAGCTGGAACTCGAACATATAAGTCAGTACATATGCGCTGTCGAAGCACATAAAGACGTCGGGCGGCAGAGCCCAGAAGAAGAACATATCATCGTACTGCTTTAGGTTGCGGGACTTGGAAATGTTCATTAGCTCGTTGAATACAACGCCGTCATAGTTATCATCCTTCCACAGAACCGTATCGCCATCCTGCTCGGTAACCTTCTTGGATTTAAGCCACTCGATATCCTTACCGTCAAAATCAGCGGCTTGGAACAGGTCGATAACCTCGTCGAGGATCAATATATAATGACCTTCACGTATCAGCTCTTTGATTTCATCCGTATAACAAGAGAAGAGAGCGTGGGTACTGGCGATATTCTTTTTAGCCCGTAAAAGAGAGGGAATGTCTTCGAGCTTAGAGAAACCGTTGGCGGTTTTGCGTTCCGGGGAAACAAAGTCTCTCGCGGCGCAGGAAGTTTTGATCCTCTCAACCTCCGTAAGATAAGGAGTAATAAATATATAACGATGCTCTAAGTCGTTGTTCATCATATTGATGCAGGACTGGGTTTTGCCCTCGCCGCAGAGAGCATCGCAGACTTTTATAAGCAAATAAAAAACCTCCTCATAGGATACTTTTGGAGCAAAGTGCAACCATGGTGGTTGCAAACTGCTTCCAAATCCCCCGAATATACGGGGGAAAAAATACGTTCCTAAAAAAGAGAGGGGGGGTACTTTGTATTTTTTTGTTTTAAGATACCTTGTGCCTTTCGGGCTCACTTCGTTCGCGGAGATGAGATCAGCGTGGACATTGTAAGCGGGATAAAGCACACCCTCTAAGAGCCGTATTGAATGTAGTGAATATCCCTTACAATCTGATCCACTTGATTACGTATCTATTATACACCATAATTAGACACTTGTCAAGACTTTTTTGAAAAAATATCCGTAAAAAGAAAAATATTTTTGCCGGAGGCATAAATGCCGTGGGCGTCATCGGCAGCTTTCTTTCTTTTATATTTTTCTTTCTTTATAAATGAGACGCTTCCTTATTATAGAGGGCGTACTATCTTCCTTATTAAGGTAGCTATTATCATCCTTTAGTAAGATAGCTTATATATTATATATATTCCTTAATAAGGAAGCCGATAATACAGGTGATCTACCTTATTACTACGCGGCACAGCCGGTCTTGGAAATGTTATATTTTGAAAAATCGAATTTTCGATCCTATAATAGGGGAAATGTAAAAATGACGGTCGGAGTTACACAAGATTTTCTTCCTTACGGGCTTGGAGCGAAGCTCCCTATTGATCGGGGAGATGCCGAGGGAGAGAGCGAGGGAAATCGGGGGTTTTGGGAGCGAGGGTGAGAGGGAGCGGACAGTGTCGCGTGCGCCCGCGCGATTGGCTTTGTTCGTGTAAAAGCACCCCTATCATCGGCGCGAAGTTATCAACGCCAAAAAGATAACCTCGCTGTCCGGGGTTCACCCCTACGGGGTGAAAGTGCCGTGTGTTGCCGTCTGGGAGAGCCGAGGGGCAAAAATCGGCTTTTTCTCTCGGAGAGAGAAACCCACTCGGCGCACCCCTCCCTCTCTCGCCCTCAACCTCTTCGAGGTTGCCATCCCTCACCCCTCCGCACGAGCCGCCGAGTTGCCGACCTTCTCTCGTTCCGTAAGGAACTCTCTTCCCCCCTCAGAGTCCCCCCTCTCTCACGGCTTTCGGTCTGCCCGACGGCGACCACCGCAAAGCCGACCAGCCCTCAACCCCTACGGGGTTGCCCTCGTCAAGAAGGGGGCAATAGGGGATACTCTCCCCTGTATGTCCCCTCCCTGAAGCCGCCGCCCCTTCGGGGCGAAGTCGCCGTGCCTCGGCTGCGTGTACGCGCCTACACACACCTACGCATCACGAGCCGAGCCGCCGCCGAAAAAATTTTTTTGCCCCGTAGGGGCAAACTCCGCCGATTTCGGCAAATTCACAAAAAATTCACAAATCGCCGCTCCCCGTAGGGGAGAAGTCGCGCCCCGTTCGCCAACCCCTAAAGGGGTTGACAGCCGCCGAGCCGCCGTGGTATAATATATGCGTCGGCAGCCCCCGACCGCCGACCGACCACCGCCGCCAAAGGCGGGGCGTACACACGGGAGAAAGGCACACACGCCATGACACGCACCACACACACCACCACACGCAAGACCACCCGTACCCCCGTTGCCGAAGGCAACGACCGCCGCTCCTACTTCGACCTCGTACTTGACAAAGTCAAGTACGTCGGCGACGGCAAAGCACCCGACGGTTCGGGCTTCATCATCGAAGATGATGAAATCGCCCTCGGCTTGACCGCCCTCGAATGGCTTGGCTACGAAGTAGCCAAAAAGTTCGTGACCTCACGCGACTACCTGCCCGACGAGTACATGGACGCCGCTCGGCGTTTACGCCGAGTCACCCTCGGCACGGAAAGCCGCCCGACCTTCACGCCCTTCTACACCTCCGGTGTAGCCGCCGTCGATGACCTCCGCGAAGCCGTCAAATGCTCGCTCTTAACTTCGTTAAGAGCGGACGACCGCAAGAACGCCATCGCTAACGCCTTTAAGGCGTTAGATGCCGAAATCACCCACGACAAGTTCGAGGCTCGCAACTACAAGACTCTTCCGAAGGAAGAGGTCTTGTGCCCCGTCGACATCGGGCTTGTCGAGGCACTCATCGCAGGTCGCACCTCTTACGAGGTGCGGTGGGACGAGGGTGTCGTGGCGACTTACGAAGTAAGTCCCGCCCTGACCGCCATTTTCGAGGGCGTGAAGGCGGCGCACCCCTACGCATTCACGGCGAGCGACTCGGGCACTTGCAAGCGTTGGGCGGCGTTTCAGTGCTTCGCACTGAACATCAGCGGCAAGGAAATCGCCTCTCGGCTCGCTATAAGCGAGCAGAGAGTCAGCGAGTTGAACCGCACCACTTGCCAGTGGCTTCTTGACGAAGTCAAGAAACTCGACCTCGACGCTCTGACCGCCGCACACAACGACCTTAAGGTCGTTGCCGCTCTCCGTTGGATTGCAACGGCGGCATAACCCCCTACGGGGGTTCACCCCGAAACCGAGCGCACCCCGAAGGGCGAAAACCCCTTCGGGGTTTTTCTTTTACGCGCATATGCGCTCGCGCCTGTACGCGCCTACCCGTCCTTGGGGGATAGGGTTCGGGGAAGGGGGAGCGATGTGTGCCGCCGCCGTCGAACCCCTAAAGGGGTTGACCGCCGCCCCCTTTGAGTGCCGACGGCAAGCCGCCGAGCCGACCGCCGCACACACGGACGGCACACGGCACACGGAGCGACCGAACCCCTAAAGGGGTTGACCGCCGCCCCCTTTGAGTGCCGACGGCAAGCCGCCGAGCCGACCGCCGCACACACGGACGGCACACGGCACACGGAGCGACCGAACCCCTAAAGGGGTTGACCGCCG